GCTGGGTTCGCAGTTGCATCGGATCGTTGGGGAAGAGAGTGGGCAGGTCCATGAATGGAGCCTCGTCACCGTGACTGAGGGAATCCATCCGATTGGTTCACCATGTTGCTACGCAGGTTGGGTAGAGTCGCATGAAATGGAAGGTGCTTTGGGGTGCCTGTGATCAGTTCAGCGCAACGCTCTGGCGGCGAGGCGCGTCGATGGCGACCCGCTCCTGGCTCTTGTAGTTCTCAAACTTGATGTGTGCCTTCCACTTGCGCTTGAGATGGCGCTTCTCGGTGGCGATTCGTTCAGCGCTCCTAAAGAGTGAGTTGCCGCCCAGGTTCTTGTCGCGCTCCTGCACGAAGCAAAACCGGGCCTCGTTCCAGACGATGCGATTGTCGAGCAGCTCCTGGAGTGACGCGTCGATGTCGCACTTGCACTTGAGCAGTTCATCCCACTTGGGCACGCCACCGTGTTCATCGCGCACCACGCCCACCGCGCCGCCAACCCAGTGGTTGATGCCGAAGGGATCGTTGCGCTGGAGCAACCGGGGATCGCTGCGCTGATGCCAGCCGATCAGACGCGCTCCGGCTCCCCGTGCGCACCAGGCCGAGTTCGTGATAATGGCCAGGGTTTCCTCGGGGGAGAGCTTGCGGCAGCGCAGGGAGACCATGCAGACGCACGCGCTGATGTCGTCATCCAGCATGATGATGGCGTCCTCCTTGAATTTGCGCAGCACTTCGTTGCGCAACGAAGAGATGCCCTGGATCGCATCCGGCACGGTCAGTTTCTCCGCCAGCGGGATGTTGGCGTAATCAGTCAGCTCGCTTTCGGGAACGAGCAGGGTGGCCGACGGGAACAGCTTGTGGCTGGTCATCGTCCTTGCGCGGCTGCGGCTCAGGATCACCAGGCGCAGGCTCAGGGGGCGGAGTTCCGGCCATTGCGGCCCGTTTGCAGAGTTCGAGGAGTCGTTTTCCATGGAGGACACGGCCGATGCCGATTTTCTTGGTGGTTCGTGTGATCGAGTAATTCACCTCATGCACGCCCATGAGTTGAAGCGCCTGCATCCAGTCGCGAAGGTCGTGGAACATGAACACGAGGTAGTCGTGATGCTCGAAAGCCTGGCATTCCATGCGCGGAATGGGTTCGATCTCGTCGGCGGGATCGCCGTCCTCGAAGAGCTTGCGGATTTCGTCGTCCATGAACCCGGTCAGCTCCAGATCGAACGTCGGATCGCTGTCCTGGATTGATTTGAGCAGGCGCTTGAGTTCGTCCTCATCGAGTTCGGCGAGTTCCGCTAGGCGGTTGTCAGCCAGGAGATCGGCGAGTTCCTCCGCTTCGCTCGCATAGTCCTGCTCATCGACCGGCACGACTTCGCAGCCGATCAGGAGCGCAGCTTCCAGCCGGCCATGACCTCGAACGATCAAGCCGCTACGTTTGCTCACGGTGATCGGGTTCCGCCAGCCCTGCTCCTGAATGATTGAGGCGAGCAGTTGGATCTGGTGGGCGCTATGCCGGTTCGGATTCGCCGAATTCGGCTTGAGGGAGTCCGGATCGGCGAGTCGCGTGTGGGCGCAGTAAATGGGAATACTCACGCTGGGGAGCTGCTGTCAACGCGGTTGACGATTCCGGCAGGCTATGCGTGACTTGCGTATGGCCATGAAACTACCGAAGGGAGTGACTCCAAAGAAGTTTGCGCGTGCGCTCCAGGAATGGCGTGAACGCAAGGGGTTCAGCCAGCGTGATGCGGCGGAACATCTAGGCATCAGCAAGCGCACGCTGGAGAACTGGGAGCAGGCGCGTGCCACCCCGAGGGGCTATGCGGTGGTGGCGTTGATGAAGCTGATCGGAGTTCCTGTCGCAAAGAGCAAGCAGTGAGTGGCCGGCGAGTTGACTCCGCAGCCAGCGGAGTATGGAAGCCACACTCCCGCCGGACATCGCGCGCAAGCTGCTGCACAAAGACCTGACCAATCTGGTCAAGCGTGTGCATGGCGGCGGAAAGCTCAGCCGTGCGGAGCGTTCCATGCTTCAGAACCTGGCGAGTGCGACTGCGGAAAACGCCGGCCCACCGTTCGCCCGCAACTATGTGGAGCTGGCCGACATTCTCGGTGTGAGCCGGCAGGCGATCAACGGCTGGCGCAAGCGCAAGGATGCCCCGCAGCCCGCTCCCAACGGTCTGCATGACGTGGGCGAGTGGCGTGAGTTCATGAAGCGTCACGATCTCAAGGGCGCAACGGTGGCCACGGATGAGGAGACTGCGCTGCGCGCCCGCAAACTGCTCGCCGAAGTGGAGGAACGCGAGCTGAAGGTGGCCGTGCGGAAGGGACTGTATGTGACCGTCGAGCAGGTGCGCCACGAATGGACCACCATTGCGGGAAGGGTCACTGCTTTGCTGCGCAACAAGTTCGAGAACGAGCTTCCGCCGATTCTCTCAGGACTCGACGCCACCGGCATTCAAGAGGAGTGCCGACGGGCGATTGATGAAGTGCTGACTCTCCTCCATCAGGGCGATGTGTGAGATCCTCCGCGAATTGGGGCGCATCATCTGGCGTCCGCCTGACCGCCGGCCTCCTTGGGCGTGGGCGGAGGATCAAATTCAGGCGATTCCGTATTCTCCCGTCCCTGGCAGGTTCCGCGCCGACAACTCGCCCTGGCTGAAGGAGCCACTCGAAGCGCTGGTCGATCCACGTGCGCGGATCGTCTCGATCATCGCCTCCATCCAGTCGTCGAAGACCACGATTGGCGAGATCGGCATCTGTTACATCATCGCCAACCTTCCTGGCCCCGCGTTGTGGCTGGATCAAACCGACGACGACGCCCGCGACCAGGCCGAGAGCCGCCTTGGCCGCATCTTCGACGAATGCCCGCCGGTTACCGCCCTCTACCCGCGCGACCGTCACAAGCTCAAGACGGCCACCAAGCACTTTTCCAACGGCATGACCCTGTGGGTGCTGGGCGCTCACAACAAAACGAATCTGCAGCGGCGCTCCATCCGCTGGCTGATCTGTGATGAGACATGGAGGTACCCGCCCGGCCACATGGCCGAAGCAGAAGCCCGCGTCACCGCCTTCGGCTGGCTGGGCAAATGCCTCTTCATGAGCCAGGGCGGCGAGGAGAACGACGACACCCACCGCAAGTTTGAAACCACCGACATGCGTGAGTGGACCTTCGAGTGTCCGAAGTGCGCCCTCCGGCAGGCGTTCAAATGGGAGAACGTGGAGTGGAGCAAGGACGCGCGCGACGAAACCGGAGAGTGGAACTTTGCCCGTGTGCGCGAAACCGCCTCGCTGCGATGCGAAGGTTGTGGTCATTACCACGAAGATTCAGACCGCATGAGGCGAGTGCTCAATGCGACCGGTCGCTATGTGGCGGCCAACACGAACGCTTCACCGGAGAACGTGGGGTTTCATTGGAACGCCCTGTGCGCGATGAGCTGGGGCCGGCTCGCTGAGTTGTATCTGCGAGCGAAGGCCGCAGCGCGCAAAGGCGACATCGAGCCGATGCGCCAGTTCTACCAGAAGCGTCTCGCGCTTCCGTGGCGCGACTACTTCGAGGACTTCAAATTGGAGATCACGCCGAGCGGCTACCGCCTTGGCGAAACCTGGGATGGCGAGGCGGCGGTGGACAAGCAGGGACGCATCCTCGATACGCCCTTCGATGCGGCGCAGGCGGCGGCACCCCTGCGCATTCTCACTGTGGACTGCCAGATGGATCATTTCTTTGCGGTGGCGCGCGGTTGGTCCGCAGAAGGTTCTTCACGGCTCGTCTGGTGCGAGAAGATCCCGACCTGGGACGAAGTGGCGGCCATCCAGGAGCGGTTCTCGATTCATCCGAACCTCGTGTTCGTCGATGCAGGTCACGCCACCTATGACGTGTATCGCGAGTGCGCCAGACGCGGATGGATCGCGCTGATGGGCGACAAACGGCCAACCTACGTTCACCGCACGAAGGACGGCCGCTCCGTGCATCGGTTCTACTCGCCACGGCGCAAAGTGGTGATGGGACGCGGGCAGAACTGCTCGGTGTTCTACTGGTCGAACCTGAACATCAAGGACATGCTCGCGCGCCTTCGCCGCAATCAGGACCCGGAGCGCGGCCCCACCTGGGAAATCGCCGAGGATGCCGGTGACGATTATCTCGGCCAGATGGAAAGCGAACAGCGCGTGCGCAAGGGCGGCAAGTGGCTCTGGGAACGGATCGGCAAACGACCCAATCACTATTGGGACTGCGAGTCGATGCAGGTGGCTGCGGCCGTGATGCTCAAGCTCGTGGGACGCGAAGCGGCACATGACGCTCATTCAGAGCCCGCGCCCGAAGAGGCCGCTGCTGGTGCATGAGGTTCAAGTGGTGCAATTGACACCGCAGTCCGGGGCATGAACCCCAAACAAACCCTGCAAGGCAAGCTCACCTACATCGGTGTTCTCATCTCCGCCGCCGGCGCAATCGGCAATCTCTTCGGCTGGGAAATCCCCGCCGATGAAGTGAAGGGCATGATCTCCTGGACGCAGGCGCACTGGGATGATCTCGCGCAGTTCGCCGGTCTTCTCACCGCCGCCTATGGCCGTCTGCGCATCAACTGGAGGAAGCCGTGAACGCCGAACAGCTCGGACACGAAATCATCCGCCAGGCGAGCCGGTTCATCGGTCTGCGTGAAGTGAAGCCCAACGCCGACTGGGACAATCCGCAGACGCCGCAGCGTGATGTCGCGCTCGCCGGTGAACTGCGCTCCATGCTGCGCCCTTCGCCATGGGAGGAAGGATGGGCTTACTGCGCCGCATTCACCGAGGGCGTGGTCACCGCCGCGCTCAGAACGCTCGGGGTCTCACCGGAGCAAATCGGCAAATGGCAGCGCGTCATGACTCCGCACTGCTTGACGAGCGCCGCCAACTTCAAGTCGCGCGGCCTGTTCTCCGACACTCCTGAACTCGGAGCCGTGTGGCTCGCGCGTCATGGCAAAACAAGCAACGGCCACGCGGGCATTTTCACCGCTCGTCGCGGTTCCAGCATGGCCACCATCGAGGCCAACACTTCGCTCGATCCGCAGACGCCCGAGAAGGATCGCGAGGGCGACTGGATCACCACGCGCCTGAGCTTTCTCAAGGGCCGTGGATCACTCGCCACGCTCGGCTTCATCAACCCCTCCTCAATCCTCAAGCTCATCGCCTCATGACCGCTCCCCGATTCGATTCCACGATCAGCCTCGGGCACGTCGTCCAAATCGTGTCCCTAGTTGTCGCCGGTGCCACCGCCTGGGGCGTTCACACCAGCACGCTCCGTCACCTGGAGTTGTTGCGCAACGAAGACCGCCAGCGCATCGAGTCGCACGAGGTGAAGATCGGGCTGCTGGAACGCGCCACCGACGTGGTCAAGACCGATGTGAACTACATCCGTCTGTCGGTGGATGAGATCAAACACGATGTGAGGGACGCGAAGCGTTGACAGCCGCGCCGGAACATGGCGCAGGGTTTGTTCACGGTCGGATTCACGGTTGCTGAGATTGTCAGCATCCAGGCGCGTGCCAAGCAGATGCTCCTCGAGGGCAAGACGCTCATGTCATGGGGCGAGAGCGGCTCCAGCGCCACCAAGCAGTTCCCCATGACGGTGAAGGAGACGCTTGAGGAATGCGCCCATGCCCTGCGCGCGCTCGATCCTCAAACCTACCGACCACCGCGCCGCGTCTGTCAGTCATCCATCGGCTTCCTGCCCAAATGAACGCCCTACTGCACATGGCGGTTCGCTGGCTGCCACCGGCTCTCGTGCCAAAGGCGTGGTCGTCCGTCTATGAATCGGCCAACGCCTCACCACGGCGCGGGTCTGTGCCTGGCTCGGCACCGCGCGATGCCAAGCTGGATCTCACGCCGTCCATTCACCGCGAGCTGGTGCGCCGCTCGCGTTACCTCTCGAAGAACTCCGGCTTCATGCGCGAGATGGTGTCGAGCATGGTCATCTACTCCACCGGCGACGGCATCCGCCCGCAGGCGCAATCAGATGACCCGGACTGGAACCGCAAAGCCGAAAGCTACTTCCGCACCTGGTCGGCGCGTTGCGAAATCACCGGGCGGTTCAGCTTCGAGGAATGCCAGGCGCTCGTTTGCCGTGGCATGGATGTGGACGGCGAATACTTCGTGCTCAAGACGCGCAATCGCATCGGACTGCCGGCCTTGCAGTTGATCGAATCGCACCGCGTCGGCGATTCCAACGCCGCGCTCAATCTTAATCACGGCATCATCTTCGATGAATACGGCGCTCCAACCGCCTACCGGTTGATCGAGGACAGCGGCACCCGCGATGTGGCGGCGGCAAACATGCTGCACGTGTTCGAGCCCGAGCAGGCCACCGCCGTTCGCAACGCGCCAGCCATCCAGCATTCCATCAATCACATCCTCGACGAGATGGAACTCATCGCGCTGGAGAAGCACGCGGTGAAGGACAACTGCGATGTGACCCGCGTGCTCAAAACGGAAGCCGGTCAGTTGGACGAGGAAGGCGATTTCGCGATCCGGGGCACGCCGGAAGATCCCGCCGCCAGCGACGCCACGTCGCTGCAAAAGATCACGGGCGGCAAGCTGGTGGCGCTCAAGCCGAATGAATCGCTCGACTCCTTCGAGCCGAAACGCCCCAGTCCCACGTTCACGGGGTTCCTCGAACATTTGCGAAGGGATTCCGCGCTCGGCGTACTGCCTTATGAGTTCGCGGCGGATTCGTCAAAGATCGGCGGTGCGGGCGTGCGTCTCGTGGTGGCGAAGGCGGACCGCAGGTTTTCGTTCCGCCAGATGATCCTCATCCAGAGGTTCCTCAAGCCGGTGTGGTTCTATGTGATCGGCGACGCGATTGATCGAGGCGAACTGCCGCCGATGGCGAACTGGTGGAAGATCAGTTGCGTCACTCCGCGCAGGATCACCGTGGATGCCGGGCGCGAGGCTCAGCAAAACAGGGCGGACGTGGAGATGGGACTCAAGACCATCAGCGATCACTACGAGGAGCTGGGCGCAGATTTCGGCGAGGAACTCGAACGTCGTGCGAGAGACGCGAAGATGATCATCGAGACGGCGACCAAGCATGGCGTGCCAGTGGACATGCTTTGGAAGCCGAGTGGAGGCGTAATGCAACCGCCTCCTGTTGACACAAAAGCAGGGGCGTGAACGCCCTCGATTTTGTTCTCTCGCGCCAACCCTGGCTCATCACGTCCGACGCTCTCACGGCGATGGCATCGCAGGCCATTGCGTTCTTCGACGGCAGGAGTTCGCCACCCGAGCGCGCAACCAATGCGCTGCTCTCCGTTGAGGATGGCGTCGGCATCATCCGGCTCCACGGCCCACTCATCCGGCAACCGGATCTGATCTCCTCGCTGCTCTTCGGTGCCACGAACACCGAGCGGGTGATGGACGCGATCACGGAAGCCTCGGCACGCGAGGACGTGAAGGCGCTCTTGCTCGATGTTGATTCTCCAGGCGGCACGGTGAACGGCACGCCTGAACTCGCGCAGGCCGTGGCCGATGCCACAAAGACAAAGCCTGTCTATGCGTTCAGCGCCGGGCAGATGTGCAGCGCGGCCTACTGGGTCGCCTCTCAGTGCGACGCCATCTACGCCACGCCGAGTGCGCGAGTCGGCTCGATTGGTGTGCTGCTGCCTGTGCTCGACAGTTCCGAAGCGCTCAAGAACCAGGGACTCAAGGTGGAGGTCTTTGCAGCCGGTAAATTCAAGAGCGCAGGGATGCCCGGTGTGTCGCTCACTGATGAACAGCGCACGTTGATCCAGACCGACATCGAAGAAATCGCCGCCGACTTCAAGGCTGCCGTGCTCGCCCGTGGCCGCCGCATCCCGGACGATGCGATGGAAGGCCAGTCGTTCAGCACGCGCCAGGCGCAGAAGTTCAATCTCGCGGGCACGGCCAGGAATCGTGACGAGGTGATCTCACGCCTGCGCAACCTGCGCCCGTCGCGAGTTGACACCGCCGCACGGTCAATGAAGACACTCGACGACCAGCTCGCTGAAGCGCTCACTCGCGTTCAATCCCTCGAAGCCGATGCCAAGGCGCATGAATCCCTGATGGCCGACGCCTCCGCCCAGCTCGAGGCGGCCCGGACATCCGGTCAGCAAACCGAGACACTGCTCGAAACCTTGCGCGCCGAGTTCAATGCCGAGAGCGAAGATCTGAACGCGAAGCTGACTGCATCCCTGGCCGACATCGAACGCTCTTCGTTGCGCAACAAAGACCTCGAAGCGCAGATCACTGAACTCCGCAGCCGCGAGCAGGACATCGACAAGCGCGCCGCCATCAAGGCCGCGCAGATCGCCGCCGAGATGGGCAGCCCGGTTCCCGCGCGCATCACGCCGGCGGGAGATCAGCAACCCCAGCAGCCGCAGTCACCCGCCGCCGCATGGAACCGCCAGTTTCAACCTCAACGCTAACCCTCAGCTCCTCCCCCAAACATCATGTCCGTCCCCACACTTCTTGATCTCGCCAAGCTCGACGCAGGCATCGGCTATCCGCTCATTGAGGAAGTCGTCAAGCTCGCTCCCGAGCTTCGCGTCGTGCCCGCCGACACCATCACCGGCACCACGATGGAACTCACCGTGCGCACCGGCCTGCCATCGGTCCGCTTCCGCAACGCCAACGAGGGTGTGCCACGCTCCAAGTCGAGCTACGAAACGCGCACGTTCCAGACTCACATCCTCGACCACCAGATCGCCGTGGATGCGCAGATCGTGGACGGCGCACGCGACAAGGGCAGGCTGCTCGAGAACCACGCCTCCGGTGTGATCGAAGCCGCGATGCAGTACATCGGCTCGCAGTTCTACTACGGCACTGGAAACGATGCGAAGGGCTTCCCCGGATTGCTCGCCCAGGCCAAGGCCGATGCGGCGCATCTCGTTGATGCCGGCGGTGCCGCCAGCAAGACATCGGTGTGGTTCCTGCGTCTCGGTCGCGAGTGCCTGGAGTTCCTCTTCGGCAACAATCAGACCATCCGCCTTCAGGACACCTGGGAGCTGGAAACGGTTTACGATGCCGACGGCAACCCCTACAAGGCCTACACCAACTGGATGACGGGTCGTGTGGGCATGCGCCTGGCCAACAAGAACTGCGCGGTGCGCGTCAAGAACGTGGAGGAATCCGGCACGGGCAAAAAGATGCTCAACGATTCCATCCTGTATGCGGCCTACGAGAAGTTCACGGACTTCGGGTTCGAGCCGACTCACATCTTCATGAACGGCCGCTCCCGTGAGCAGCTCCGCAACAGCCGCACGGCGACCACCGCCAACGGCACACCGGCCCCTCTGCCAACCGAGTGGGAAGGCATTCCGATCATCCGCACGTCCTCGATCGCCAATGACGAGGCGTGATCCAGATCATCATCAAACCCAATCATCCTACCTCTTATCATGCACGCCCTGAAAGACGCCCAACTCATCCGCCAACGCGCCCTGCCTGCGGCGGGAGCCTCCGCTTCGACTGACCCGATCAACCTGACGCAGGCTCCACCGCACGAGTGTCACTTCGAGCTGGAACTCACCCTGCCGGCACTCCCGTCCCTTGCCGACGGAAAGAAAGTCACGGTCGACCTGGAGGATTCCGCCGACGGCGAGAACTTCACCGCGATCGCGGCTCTCGCGGCTCTCGAAGTGACGGGCACGGGTGGCGACGGTTCGCCTGAAACCATCCGGCGCGTCCGGCTTCCGTCCGACACACGCCAGCATGTTCGCGCCACCGCCGCAGTCGAGGCCGCTGGCGGCGACAACACGGCGAAGAGCTTCATCCTCGCAATGGTGTTCTAAACAACTTCGGAGCGTCGGTGCTCCGGGTTCGGGTGCGCCCCGGTTGGCAGAGATGCCGCCGGGGCGTTTTGCGTTTCAGGCTCCGAGTGTAGGCTACGGCATGGTCATCAATCAGTTCCCAGCCGGTGTAACCGAAAAGATCGGCTTCTATGTGTACGTCCTGACACATCCTGAAACCAAGGAGATATTCTATGTCGGCAAGGGCACTGGAAATCGCATCTTCGCCCATGTGAACGACGCGCTGGCTGGCAGCACTCCCAGCGACAAACTCCAGGTGATTCGGAGCATCCATGCGAAAGGGCTGGAGGTCGAGCATGTGATCTTGCGTCACGGTCTGACCGAAAAGGAGGCTCTTGAGGTTGAGGCTGCCTTGATTGATCACATTGGCCTCATGAACCTGACCAATCTGGTTGAAGGACACGGCGTTCGATCGCGGTCCAAGATGTCGGTAGTGGACATCGTGGCCCAGTATGCGGCCAAACCGGTTAACATCACGGAAGACGCGTTGATGTTTATTCTCAACAGCCTCTACAGGCCGGGTATGACCGAAGCCGCTCTCTACGAGATCACCCGAGGCAAATGGGTGCTTGGAGCGCGGCGTGAAAGGGCAAAGTATGCCTTCGCTGTTTATCGCGGGGTGATTCGGCAGGTCTACAGGATTCAATCATGGCAGAAGGTGAACACCGGGAATGCGAAGCAAAAGGTCCAGGATCGTTGGATGTTCGAGGGGAACATTGCTGACGATCTGGCGCATTATTTGGGCGGGGGTGTTGAGCAATACCTAAAACCCGGCTCGCAAAATCCAGCCCGCTATGTGAAGTGCTGATCGTAGTGGCGAGTTTGACAGGTTTGCAGGTTGATGACCTCGCGCTTGAACGAACTCGCCGCCGACCTTGCTGAAATCTTCTCCGAGATCGGCACCACCGTTGAATGGGAGGGCGCATCTTATCAGGCGGTGATCGCCGATCCGATGGTGCAGCTTGATCTGCAATCGGGCGGCTTCCTGCCGCAGTCGGACTTCGTGGTGAAGATTGCGCGCAGCACGATGCCGTCGCTCCCAAAAGTCGGCCAGGCGCTGCGCATCGAAGGACAGGTTTATCAGATCACCGGCCTCACCAACAAACCCACGAGTCCGCTTCTCGTGCTGCACGTCGTACGCTCATGAACAACAGTCGTCTCGAACAAGCCTTTGCCGAATGGCTGATCGCCACCGGGATCGTCACGCCAGTTCATGCGGGATCTTCGCCGGAGCAAATCTCCAACGATGCGCCCACCATCATCGCTAGCGTGCCGGAAGTTCAGCATGTGGTTGGCCCACTGCACAAGGCAACCGTTCATCTGATCGTATCCGCTCCCGCTTATCACACGGCTCTGGATGCCTACCGGCAGTCAGCCGCCGAGTTGCGCGGACGGGTCCGCGCCTTTCAGAACAACCAACTTGCCATGCACCTCACCGCGGCAGGCTTCTCACTCGGCGGCATCTTCATCCAGGACAGCGGCGAGCAGATCGAGGACAGCCGCTGGATCAACACGCTCTCGCTCACCGTTGGGCTGCGCGAGAACCCGCCTGGTTGACAGCATGGCGTGGTTGTCATGCCAGCCACCTTCGGAGCACCCAGCACCTTCGGCCTCTCCGCACCGGAGGGCGGTTACGTTCAGGAGTCTTCCTCAGACTCCAGCGTCGATGTGGCTACGATCCGCAACAACCTCGGTATCACGGTGAAGGCCGTACCAAAGCCAATGGTCACCAAGACGGTGACGATTAAGGGCAAAGGTGACGCCGCTCTCGCCTCGGTGGCCGCCGGAAGTTTCACGGCTGGCACGCTGCGCGTCACTTCCGCCAAGCAGGCCGAATCCAATGACGACTTCCCGGATTTTGAAATCACCGGCACCGCCTATTCCAACCTCGCCTGATCATGCCTGTTAATCTCGACGCCATTGGCATTCAATCCGTGGAACTCACGCTCGCCGAGAGCGTGGAAGTCACCCGCAAGGTGGAAACCAAACCGCTGCTGGACAAAGACGGACGCTTCGCTGACGCGAAGGCTTTTGATCCTTCAACGGAGTTCAGCCTGAAGGGCCGTGGCGATCTGCCCGCAGGCGTGGCCGCCGGCACCGATGGAGGGCTGGCCATCGCCGGGATCACTGGCGGCGTGACCATCATCACCTCGGTCAAGGAATCGCAGAAGAACGATGACTGGAACAGTTGGGAATGCGGCGGTCAGAACTGGCCCAACGCCTCGTAAACCATGAAGGAAGGCCAGAAAGTCCAGTTCGTGCGTGATCACGAAGCTCCGCTCAAAAGCAGCGCCACGCCGATGGTGGCAGCCGGGCTCGCCAGCGGGTTTGCATTTGCTGGAGAGAAGCCATTGCTCGACACGCTGGAGGAAGTGGACGGCGCTCCGCAGCGCACTGCGACCTGGAGCCTGGACGGCGGCATCACAGCGACGTTTCGCCCCACCTTCAAGGAGGAGACGATTGAGTTCGCCGAGTTCCGCCGCCGTTTTGAAAGCCTGGAGTGGTGCGCAGCCAATCCCGATCATCCCATTGCCTACCTGCGCGCTTTCAGCGACAAGCTCAGTTCGTTGCGCAACGAACTTCGCGCCATGAAACCGCTCCTCCTGGTCCGGCGCGGACGCCGCTTCGCATTGATCCCGCAGGATGCGACGCCGGAAAAGAAAGCCCGCATTCTGAGCGAACTCGGATGAACCCGCAGGACGCACGAATGCAGTTGCTTGAGGCGGCGATTGCCGAAGGCCCGGGCGAGTTGTTCGGCTTGAAGCTGCGACCCGTTTCCCTTGGGACGCTCAATCTGTGCCGGAGGCTTGGACTCTCATTGGTGCTGCATCATGAGCAGGCAGCGTTGATTTCGGAAACCGAGCGGCAGCGGCAGATCATGCTCTTTGTGTGGATGCATTCGGCTCAGCTCACCGAAGTGCTCGCGGCGGTTCGCGATGGTTCCTGGGACACGCCGTTCGGAGCCTTCGCCGAATCTTCCTCCGAACTGATCGTGCCCGAGGTGCTCGCGGAAATCCGCCGGGTGTCGCAACTGGTGGATGCGGCCCTCGTCGAAGTGCTGCCCAAGCCCGGACGTTCTAGTGATGACGAAGCGCCCACCGACATCCTCGAGCCGGGATTCACCGCGTCGCTGGTGTTCACGCTCGCACGCGAGACAGGCTGGAGTGAATCATTCCTTCTCTGGCATCTGCCGCTCGCCCGCGCCCTCCAGTACTATCACTGCGCACTGCGGGCTTCTCTCGCCTGGACCGTGAAACCGGGACCGCCTGTGCAGGCGCAGATCAACAAGCTTGAGCAGTGGGCCGCCGCGTTGACGCCGGACGAGGATGACAAATGAGCCGCGAACTGCGCATCAACACGACCGCCTTCAATGCCGCGCTCAACCGCTTCATGCAGCACTCGAAGCGTGATGCGGAAGTCGTGCTGCGCCAGCAGGCGCGCGGCCTGATGAAAAGCCTCATCGACGTGACTCCGCCTGGTGGCAGGAGTGTGAGCAATGCCAAGGCACGGGCGCGTGGCATCAACAGCCTGAAAGCCGACGCGTTCAAGGTCGTGGAGGTCGTGTCGCCCAAGCGGGCAGAAGAGACGAACGTGGAATCCCTCATCAACCGACACCGCGTTCAGGGCCGGGTGAAACAGGAGGTGACTCCACGCATTCTCGTGTCAGCCGCCGCGCTGCGCGCCTACTTGAAGAAGCAGCAGGCAAAGGTGGGCTTCCTCGCTTCCGGCTGGAATCAGGCGGCAGCAAAGCTCGGATTCAAACCTCCCGCGTGGATCTGGAACAATCGCGGCCCGGGTGCCGTGGTGATCGAGGTCAATGACCGGCGCATTGCCGTGCGCGCCACCAACCGCGTGAAATACGCCAACGGGTTTCGCGACATGAGCAGCCTCGTGCAATGGGCCGTCAATTTGCAGACGCAAAAGCTGCGCCGCCAGCTAACCAAATTCCTGGCCGGGACCGCCCGCCGCGCCGGGTTCAAATCCTGACACGCCATGGCCGCGATCACCGCCGAGCTTCA